GTTACTTTTATTTCTGTTATGGGAGCATATTGATATACTTGTTTATCTAGCTCTATTTGTGCCAATAACCTAGCTTCTTGCATTTTTATTTCAGACATTTCTTTTTGATATTTTAGTTGCATTTCAAACAACTCAAGTTCTTGTTTATGTTCTAATCTAGATTTAAATATTTTGATAATTTCTGGAATAAATGAACCTGCTAAACCTAATATTGCACCGAGTATCATTTTATTTTCCTTTCAAAAGTAATTCTTCTAATCTTGCGATTCTTTGTTCAATTATATCAAGTCTTTTGTTTAAAGCATCAACGCATGCTACAAAAGTATTATTATTAACTTTTTTATTTTCTCCTTTAATTCCAACAAGCAATAAATTGCCTACTACAAATACTATTATTCCTATAAAAATTCCAAGTAAAAACTGGTTTTCCATAAATTACCTCCTTTTAGTTTTTTTACATCTTTTGCTTTTTTATATTTTGTGCTCGTAGAGCAAATAACATAAAAAGTCAAACCAGTTCAATTTTTATGCTTCTTAATTCTTCTATTGTTTGTGAATTTTGTATAACTTGCTTCATTTGATTATTCCACTGTCTTATTGTTTCTCTTTGCTGAAGTTGTGTTACGTATTTTTGTTTAAGCTGTTCCACCTCATCTGTATATTCTTTTGCTTGTGCTTCCGCAATCTTCATGATTACATAATCAGTTGGTTCAAGCAGTCTTGCTACATAGTTTTTCAATTCTGTAAGTTTTTTTCTCTTTTCTTCTTCAAGTTTTTCTGCTTTTGTTTTTAACCTAATTTGTCCGTTATCAAGAATAACGTCATCAGGAGTTTCTACTTCAAGTTCAACATATTCAACATTTGAAGGCACGGATTCTGATAGCAATGCACAACAAAGAGTTTTCAAGTCTGGGTGAATAAAGGCATAGACTTTCATTATACTAACCTCCTGATTAGAATGTAGCCTGATGTTGATTGTGGAAATGTGATTGTTCCAAGCGAAGTCCAAGAGGTTGTTGTATCTCTCCATTCAGAAGAAAACACCCCTAAAGCAGGATACGCTTCAGAAACTCCATACACATCAACAAGTCCTTTCACATTCTTATATTGTGTAAAATTTGTTATAAAAAAAGTAGAATTTGTGAAAACACTACCACATCTAAAAAATGAGTAAGTAAAAATAGACGAACCAAAACCGCTTGTGATTCTATAAATCTCAACATGCACAAAAGCATTATTATAAGTTGTATTATTCGGATTTAGAAAAACACCATCATTTATGCCCCCTGATGTTCCACCAGCATTATTGCTAACCAAATGAACCTCATAATAAGTTCCACTCTGTGTCGCAATCCTCAACGGCACGCTTGTAGCGTTCGTAAAATTTATTATCGCCTCTTCTCCAACCTGCAACATATAATCACTCATTGCGTTGCTTAAATCAGCTCTTCTAAAGGTATAAACATTGCTTTTTACATAAGTTCCGCTTAAGTCTAAAATTCCATCTGCATTAAGAGGAACTATTGTATTAGCAGATGGTGTTTGGCTTGCATGAAAATTATCAACTTTATCAGAATTATCAGCAATACTTACTCTTGATTGCCATGCAAAACCATCCCATTGTTTAATCAATGGAGGAGACGTTGAAGTATCTAACCATAATTGACCCGCATAACTTGGTGTAGGAGCAGTAGAAGATACTGTCACTATATTTGCCAGCTGGCTAAAATTACTATCAAGATAGCTGGCAGGAGTAGCTTTACCTATGACTTCTCCTGCGCTATCTATTGCATCCTGTAATCCAGAAGTATCTAAATTTTGAAAGTTATACGGTAAAGGTATAGGCATTTACATTACCTCTATCATGATAAAATCATAATTTACTGATGTATAACTTATAGCTTTAGTATTTTTTATCGTTGTCGTTGACATTGAATCCCCATAAAAATATGAATTTGAACATATTCTTACTTTTGCCATTGTTTATTTCTCCTTATATAGATGGTATTCCACCAGTTGGCATACCAGTTGGTGGTGTTGCTAATGGTTGCATTGCTAACATATTACCACCTAATACGCTACCTAATTGTCCTTGCAATTCTTTAATTTTGCTTTCAGGAACAACAGAAAATAAATTATCTATGGCTCTTGCTATTTTTTTTCCCTCTTCTGTTGTATATCCATAAATAGCAACTACCTGTTCTAAAGCTATTATAGCTCCAGCTACTATTGTTTCAGCTATTTCTTTAGAAGAACTTAGTTTAGCTGGTTGAGTTGCTTCTGTAACTGGTATAGCTTTATTAGGCTCGGCTTCTTTGTTTAATCCTGTTTCACCACCAGCTGGAGCTGATAAATTAGTATCAATACCTAATTGTTCTAAAACACTTGGCATATTATTACCTCCTTTTTATTTAAGGGACACTCCAGATGAGGCTGTTAGTTATTTAGACTTGCGTCCTTTTCTACCTTTCTTTCTTCCTTTTCCTCTTGCCATTATAAATCTCCTTTTAATTTTTTAAAATACTGCTCATCGGAGTGTCCCTTTTCTCCGTGTAAATCTTTTATACACTTTTAAGCTCCTTTTCATTGATCCTCTATTTGTTTTCCTGTTCTTTCTTGTCTTCATTTTGCATTTCTACCAAAGCTTTTTGTTGCATATATTTTTTTATTTTTTCTTTTCTTGGTATAGGTAACAAATCAATAACAACATCTGGAGGAATTATTTGAGACTCTGCAAGATTTAATATCATTTCTTGATACGCCAAAGATGTTATTGGGGAAGAAGTATGCGCAAATACATCAACTCTAAAAGGAATGTTTAACAATTCTTTATAATTTGTATCTGTATATACAATACAATTAGCAAGCATTGTCATTATTTCTTCTATAAATGCTTCTACTCTTAATGCCTTTTTCTTTAATACTGTTGATGCAAATTGGGCAAGTATGCTTGCATAAGAAGCGCTTCTTACATTTGGCATAGATTTACCACTAAGAACACCTATAATACCTGATTGTTCTCTAAATTCTTCGCTATAATGTTTAAGAGAATTAAAAACAATAGCAGGGTCTAATTTAGGCAAATAAAAATCAAATTTAGCAGTAGGGTCGTTTATTTCAATTACGCTACCAGCTTGTTTTAATTTAACTTGCATTTCTTGTGCTTCAATTCCACCAGAAATGCCATATACAACTAATGGCGGGGAAGAAAGTAAGTCTTCTATTTTGTTTAATCTATCTGTTTCATTCTTTATTGTGTTAAAAAGATATATCAAATAATGCATTTCAGACAATCCCCAAAAAAACCCTTCTATCGGAATCGGAGTAAAAGCTATAAATGGATGTTCTTTTGGAATAAATGGATTAACTGATTTATATACTTTATCCCCAACTATTTGAGCCATAAACCAATCTTTTCTATCATAATCCCAAAACCACATTTCATATACCTCTACATATTCGCCAATTGCTTTTGGCACCAAAACATCATTATCTTTATCTGGTATAAACCCTACATTAAACTGTCCTGTTTGTTGATTTTGAGATATTACCAAATCAAGAAAAGTATCCTGCCTTACTGGCGGTGCTACTGTTGGCAAAAAATTAGCATCTGGATATTTTCTTTTGGCTACATGAACAGGTATTCTTGCTATATGACAGAATATCTGGTCTTTATTAAGACTTTTATTGTCTTCATAATATACGGCAAAATCAAATGGAGACACTCCCTTAAACACAATTTTATCACCATCAAGTATTGTCTTCACTATATAAGTCCCATAAACACACGACCAATACAACCATTCATAAATTTCTATATCTATTCCATCACGAATAAATTTTTCATTTAACAGTTTGTTTAAATTGTCTATCTTTTTTTGAATTTTATTATTTACTAATTCCTCTTTATCAGGGTCAATAATTATATCAAAAATAATATTATCTGGAAGATATATAAGAGAAACTATATCATCAATTGTCTTGCTTATAGAATTCTTTTTCTGATTATCAAACAATACACTTCTTAACTCTTTATACTTTTGTTGCCTTAATTCTATGTTATATAAACAACCATCTTTAAAATCTAAAATTTCTTTGTCATCATAAGGAAATATATTTAAATTCTCTATTACTTTTAAACTTTTTTTCATCTTTTCTTTATTCCACCAACTTGAACATCATTATAATTCTTTTCATTAACTTTAACATCTATAAATGACTCCTTTAATCGATTCTTATCTATTGCCTCTACCCCTTGACTTTCTACTGGTTTTGCTACTTTACTTAAATCAGAAGGTTTCTTGATTTCTATCTTGTTTAACATCTTTATACCCATATCATTTAATGCCTCTTCTACTTTTTTAGCATAAGCCCTTGCTTTCTCCATTACCTCATCATACTTTGGCTTATAACTACTACTACAAGTCCTTTCTAGCATTTCCTCAACAGCTTTTTCTTGTATCTTTTTTTTACCATAATCCTTAATTATATACACCATTTTTACCCTCCTTATTATTTTTTTAACACAATAAAATATCTTTATCAATAAAGATAATTATTTGGGATAATTAAGTTAAAACTTTCTTTAAAAATATTTATAAAAAAATTTTTTGGGGGGAATTTTGTTAACACCCCACACACACAAAAGCAAATAACCAATGATGTAACCAGTAACATTTTCCCAAAAGATATTTTCTTTTTTCTGTCCTATAATAAAGTCCTTTTTCCAACAAAAGATAAAGACAAAAAAGATAGAAAACAGGAAAAGACTAAGAGTCCAAATAAAAAAGACAAGACAAATATAAAAAGACAAGAAAAGTCTCGAAGAATAAAGCTATAAAAAGACTATTGATATTTTTTTCAATTTTGGTCAAGTAATAAATAGATTGAATATTAGAAAAGTAATTTTTTCTAGTAAGCTTAAATTTTTTAATGCTTCTATAAAAAAATTAAATAAAAAAGTCAAAAAAAAGTATTTACTTTTATAATGGCAATATGTTATAGTATAGTTAGAATATCAAAAAGGGGGTGAGAAAATGAAAAGAAAATATGAAATTAAATTTGAAAAAGATAACATTTTTATCTCAAGAAATTTTCCAGAGATTAAAAAAACAATCCGTCGGGTCGTTTTGAATTGCAGCGATTGGAAATCTCTTGTAAGTTGGGCGAAGAGAGATATTCTTCGTGAAGCCAAACAGGAAGTAAACAACAGGAAGTAAAATGGAAAAAGGAATTGTCTCAGAAATAAAAACCTTATAGCCCGCTTCGGCGGGCTTTTTTATTTCCATTTTTGTTTCAATTCCTCATAGGTAGGCTCGCAACATAGAAAAAGTAATGAATGACATGAACCACAACAGTAGTTTCAATTCCTCATAGGTAGGCTCGCAAATTTATGCTTGCCGTATGGCAAGCTTTTTTTTGTTCAAAAACTACTTAACAAACATTGACTTTAAAAGTCAAAAAAAAGCCTCTGGAATTCTCCAGAGGCTCTTTTCATTGCTGGAGCCTATTTAAAAAGCTCCAGCTCGTCTAAAAATTTTTCCTGAAGCTTCGGGTAATCTGAAAGCTTCAGGAGCACCTTTCCTATAAACCATAACTCATACGGCCCACAGGTGTAAAGTAGCTTATACATGGAGCTCAAAATTGCCTGCACTTGGTCAGGGTCGTAGTTGCTAAATCCACCGACCCCAAAGTTGTTACTAAACCAGTGGAAAATGTCCCCACTGGTAGGAACCCTTACCCTTGTTACTCTTGCCATTTTGGCACCTCCTTATCTTATTGGTTTAAATGCTTCCGCAATTATTAACAATACGGAAGCAATAATTGCAAATAACACAGCCAAAACAAACTCCATTTTACGCCCCCTATTAATCATCGTAGCCGTTAAAACTACGATTTTTATTTTTTGTCCAATAACCGCTACTATAATAATCATAATTTAAACCGTAATAGGAGTAACTTGATAACAATATACCGTTTTCTTCTGTGAAGCTCCCGTAAGTATCAATTGTCCCATCACTATGTAGCACCGCAATCTTACCGCTAAATAACGAGAGAACCCCTTGACCAATCATCCCAACCAACTTCGCCATGCAATACGCATCTGAAACTCTTTTTGGGAGCTTTAATCCTTTTACAGCACACACTAAAATCAACTGCTTTATAGCATCGTTGTCTGTCCCGTTAAATACCAACACGGGATCTTTACCGCTATATGACAGCGGATTTTCAAATAAATTTTCTGAACACACAAAAGGATGAGTTAAATCTGGAGACTTACCTCCAGAACTGGCTAATCTGAAGTGAATTATGAATGGCAGGTCAAGGCTCTTGATAATACTTTGAACATCTTTAGCATCAAGAGCCTTTTCATATTTTACTAACCCTCGTTCGCTCCAAGCTACTCCCGCTCCATCACTGTTTACTCTGGCCCAGCTCTTAATTTCATCCATCGACGGCTTTCTTTCTTTACAAATTGCTATTTGGCACATTATTTCACCTCCTCTTTTTTAAACTTTATTTCAATTTCTGCATCGGTTATAATATCAAGCAGTATTTTATAAACTTTGCTCCAAATTTGGACTATTTTTTTGATGTCCACTACCGTTAAATATTTCGGTAGTGGTATTAAAACTTCTCCACTCTCGTTTGGAACTATACGGAAAACGCAACAGTTTACCCCATTATACTCATAGGCGCTATCGCCGTAAGCTGTTGCGTTTATATCGTCGTATCCCCCATACGGTATTACGGTTCTTTTAATAATTTCATCATCGTAAGAGGAGTTCAGTCTATAAAACTCCCCTTCATATGACCCGAAAATCCTGTTGCTTTTCCTTTTCTCCATACCGAGTGATTTCATCTTAGCCTCCACTTGTTCCCATTCGCCTCCTTCATACTTAACAACTAAATTTAAACCTCTCAATAAAATCTTCATCTCTTTAACCTCCTACTTGTTCTATAATGCTTCCAAAGGAAGCTCAATTATTTCTTTGTATTCATTGTCTCCATTAGATAAAAGCATTGAATAACATTCTTTAGTATTCTCTTGATGTATGCTCTGCCATTCTACGCATACATCAAGAATAAAATTCATCATTGAAACATATTCGTTCGCGTCACTTGCATAAGGCATTATGCGGAATTCTATTGTTTTGAGCTTCTTATCATACCAGGCTCGGAAATTAATATACTTATAACGGCTGAAATTACCTTTCAGCAACTCCTCTATGTGTTCATCTGTAAATTTTGAATACATAGAGTATTGTTTTAATAACCTCTCTTTGTATTTCTTTTGTTGAAACTTCGCTACATATTTGTTATAAAAAAATTCTGCGAACTCCTTACATGTAAATATGTGAGGATAGCAAAATTTAATGTGAAAATGGTTGCCGCATGATGAATTTTGTTTAATAAGACAATCATTCCACATTTCCTTTATATGCTGTTGTAGTGATGGAAGATTTTCAATATAGTCCCATCCTTTTATTTCTGCGTTTCTTTTCCAACAATAATCCACTCTCATTTCGCAATCGCACTCATTCCTTACTATGACGCTGCTATCACCTTCTAAATGAAATTTGTCAGAGTAGAGATTATAAAATGTTGGACTACATATGCCACACTCAATCTCTACCCCAACGCTTTCAATTACTTCTTTTACTTCAAAAATTTTTACTTTCATAAAGCGCCTCCTTCTTTTAATAAAAAACCCAATAGGCACACCAAAGGAGCAACCTATTGGTCCCCAAAAAATGTTTCTTAAAAATGTAAATTTGATATTTCATTATTTTAGTATACCATATTATGCTTATAATATGCATATACTTTTTTATATACCTTACCTTCTTAACTCATTGAAAAATAAAGACTATTTAAAAAAATTATAAACTTATTAAAACTTTTCATAACATGATAACCTATTGAAAAATAAGGATTTTTTGAATATCAAAAACATAATTAGCCTTACAAAATTGAAAGGATAGTTACAAATTTGTAAACCATTGAAAAATAAAGAATTTTTTAGTTATGCTATATATATGGATAGCAATATATGTATAGATATTGAAATTGCAAGTTTTGCTCTTGGAGAGTTATTTATTGACAACGCAAGCAAAACGCCAGATATTTATATTTCTGAAATATCCAGTGAAGAATTTTATTCGCTTAACAGCAGCAGTTTAAATTATCCCGACGGGATTAACTTTGGATTGTTTGAAAACGAAGTTCTTGTTGGTTGTATAGGAGTTAAAAAATACGAATGGGAAAGCGCAAAGATTTATGGATTGTATGTTACCCCCAAAAAACGAGCCAAAGGATACGGAAAGCGTTTAGTAAACCATATAGTAAATTTATATCCAAATAGATTGCTATACGCAACAGTTAATTCTGAAAATATTCCTTCCATAAAAGTGTTCAATGCATGCGGTTTTGCAATACAAAAGAAGATTACATCACCGCAAGGAAACCAAATTTATATAATGACACTATAGCCTTTTAACATCGCAAGCAAAGAATTCCAGCTTAAACAAACATTGCTATAACTGACAAAGTTTCATAAGCTTATAACCTATTGAAAAATAAGAATTTTTAAAATGTTTGGATTGTAAGCTTGCTTATAAAATTGTAAGCCTTCTTACAAAATTATAACTTATTGTAAAATAAGGATTTTTTGAATATGCTATATATATGATATATGCAAAGAATGAAAGCATATTTAAAGTGTCAAAAATTGCCTACAA